AATCGCAAGTTTGTCCGCAGCTCTAGCGTTTTGAGCATCAGCGATAATAGATGCTTCCGTCGCTGTGCGACGGATCTCAGGCATAGCGCCTCTCGCATATTCTGAAACACCTGAAACAGTATTAATGTCTTCTTCAATAATGTTTGAATACGCATAAATGTCGTTTGAAATAGGAACCTGCGGCATAGGTACAACAACCTCACTTAAAGGTTTGTTCTCATCCACAACAGGAACCAAACGACCATCCTCATCCGATTCTAAAGCTTCACGACCTTCAGGACCGAATGAACGCTCGTGATACAAATATTTACGAGCATATCTTTTTCTGTCATTCATCAACTGGGATCTGGTTTTATCCAATTCCAGTTGCAAAGACTCTATAGGTTCAATATCACCCACAGGGTAAAACAATTCAGGCACATCATAATTTCGTAACATTACGAAAGGCTGCCCGAAAGCATAAGGCATAGGTGTAGGAGACACTAAGAAACCTTCACCATTATCAGCGAACACTGACATTGTGTTAGCGGGAATATCATAATATTCCCAAATGACCACACGATCATCGCTAACAAATTCGTCTTTAGAATCCTCGTAATAACCATCCGAGTACATTGGGTTGATGTTTGCGTTAGCAGTCAACCCTCTGCGAATAGATGGGCTGTAACGACGATCTTCTTTAGCTTCCTCCAAAGGACGGATAACTCTTTGAGCTATCCAAGTGAGATCCTCCATGCAAGTAGCTTCAGGATCAACAAACATGTCGAAAGGAGAAACCCTCTCAACGAAAGGTTGATCTTCAACAACTGTCATTTCAGTAGTTGGAAGGTTAGCTGCTATCTCCTCATTAGTAGGCAACTCCCCTGCCATAGCAGGATTCTCAACAGCGAACATGTCTGCTTCCCCAACAGCCGTATCATAAATTTCTTCACGTTCACCGTCACCTAAAGAACGTTCCTGTTCAATGAAACGCCAACCGACTTTCAACCAGCCGTGACCGAAAATAAGAAAATCTTTAACGGAACGACGGAAAGGCTTACGGAAATCGTGATGCCTCCACAAATGGTTGATAACAGCCTCAACAAAAGCAGCCTGGTCTTCCTCATTAGGATGATTAGCTTTAACTGTGATCTTAGGATGATTAACCGAAACACTAGGTGCTATAACGTTAATCGTTGAAAAAGCCAAGTTGACAGCTATCAAATCCCGTTGAGCTGTCGTAGTTAAAGGCCAATGTTTACCACGGTACAAATCTATTAAACGTCGCCAAAGATTATCGTAACCTTCTTGGTCCCGCCAACGTCGTGAAAGATCCAACTTGTGTTGGAAATCACCTAACTGTTCAGATCTTGTTTTACGTGCCATTAAACTTTCTCTATGTTCCTGCCTTGAGCTTTCGCTTCAGCGATAACTTTTTGTTCCCGCTCATTACGAGTCAAGTGTATCTCATCAGGAGCTAACGCACGTTCACGCCAAGCACGATCCGTGTGTATTCGCAACCCTAAAAGCTTTTGTCGCCACTCCCACAAATCCAACAACTCATCATGCGTCTTAGAGCCTTTATGCTCTTCAACATATTTGCAGAACTCTTGGTATGTGGCCTCAGGAGGGAGGACCGCCATTGTTACGGACGCTTAGTATGCGGCGTGTAAGTATGACCAGCTAAACCAGGTTGTGGTTTAACATTAGGTTCAACCTTACCTGTTGTACCATGCTGATTAGTTGGTGTTTCACGAACAGTTTGTTCGCCATAACCACCTGTCATATTGGCATATTTAGGATCGTCAAATCTTTGACGAGGAGAGTTAGGTTGTGCAGCATCCCATAAAGGGTTAGTTACAACTGAACCGCCACGCTCCATTTTATTATTCTGACCCTTAGGGCCATCAACTGTTTCCGACGCACTGGTGTGCGAAACGAATCTTGCCATTAGCAATCTCCTTGTAGATATATCTATAAACCTAGCCTAGGTGTCCCACGTACTGTATTAGAACCAATTCTCATAGCATCAGCAGGATCATTACTTTCACCCGTAGCCAACCTGCGGAACCATTCAACAGTCCAATAATCGTCAGGTTGCTCCACATATTCAGGGGCGAAAGCAAACTTTCGCATCTGATTAGCTAAAGCTAAAGCCATCACACGGTCATCGAAAGGAGAACCAGACATACTCCCACGCTCATTACGCACAAAAGTTCTCAACTCCTTAACAGTGTTCAAATCATAAATAGTCAACTCGCCGCTACGCAAAGCCATAGACAAATCATCAATCATCAAAGGTTTAGAAGTCCTAGTTGTCTTCCACCCATACTCTTGAGAAATTTTAGTTGTGACCTGATTCAAAGCACGTTTACGAAACAGCCTGGGATAACCCAACTGTCTCAACACAGTGATCGTAGTCAAACCATGGTTATTAGACTCCACGCAACACAACGCATCCCTGTAAAACAAACCGACACGCTCACATTCGTGAGCCAGCTCATCAGGAGGAATATGCCCATGCCAAATTGCTGCCTGTTCACCAGTCTGAACATCCAACACTTGAATACACGAATAATCCCCATGACCTAAACCCTCAGCAGTATCAACACCCATCACATAACTGCTCTGCCCATTAGGGTATTGCCAGACAGTTAAACTCATACCCTGAACTCCACAGATTTAGCTGACGTGTTATGCAAATAACCTTCAGTACCTGAACGGCACCGCAGCTCCATCTCATCCAAAACATCCAAATCAAACACAGGGTTACCTGACCTTACAAAAGCCTCCTCAGGCGTAGTCGGATACTCTTGAGCCAACTGCCAAGGCAACATCGAAATTTGTTTAGATTCGTACCAAGACTGGTCACGATCCTCAGTCGCAGACCACGGATAGAACATCGTCGCAAACTTGTTATTACCTGCTGTTGCACCAGTCCAAAGATGATGAAAAAAATTGCCAGAACCATTAGCGGTGGACAAACCAATAATGCGACCACCGACATCAGCGACTGGTTCAATCGAAGCCCACGCTTCCTCAGGATTAGGTAAAAACGCCCACTCATCAACAACAATCAGTGTAGCCGACTCGCCACGAGCAGGATCGGATGCTGAAGGCATTGAAGTTATTTGAGAACCATTCCCGAAAAACATTCTTTGCTGATGCTCAACAATAGACTTAGGGCCACGCTCAACCATCCAAGTAGGCAAATGCGAAAAACCATACTTGGTTTTACGCAACAACAACACAGCTTCACGCTCAGTACGAGACAAATCAATAATGTTCTGATCAGGATGAAAAAAAGCTAACCAAAACTGGTGAGCGGAAACAAGAGTCGTCCACCCGATCTGCCTTGCTTTTAAGGTGAGACTGTAACGGTTCTCTCCCCAGTGTTCGAGGGCATCTGCTTGTGCACGTCGTAAATCAAAAAGAATACGACCATGAGCAGGATGAGCGATATGCCAATACTTACGTAGGAAATAAGACTCATTTCTTTCACATTTTCTCCACTCTGCTTCTTGTCTTAACTCGGCTACACGAGACATCGTTAACCTTCGAGCAACTCGACCTTATCAGCTAACTCCCTAAGCTGATCGGCAATCGACAAAGATTTCTCAACAGCCTTCTCAGACTCCTCCGTTTGCTTATCAGCCTCTTCCTTAGCCGCAACCATACGACTTATAGCATCCCAATCAATACCCTCAGCTAACGGATCAGGACCCAAATTCTCCAACTTGTAATCCCTAACAGACCAAGCCATGTTCTTCTTAGCGACAGCAGGACCACCATAATAGGCATCCAACCAAGCCCTAGTAACAGCAGTCTTATCAGTCACAACAATATTGTGACGAACCCAATCGCCGCCATCAATACGAGCACGAATAAACCCGTCATCAAAATCGGCTTCACACTCAAACAAAACCTCAGGGCCACCAACCTTCACAGACCCAACCTTAATAGAATCACCCCACCTGGGTTTCTGCCCCAAATGGTAAACGTACATACCAATAGGCACCATCAAACCAGAAGTCTTACCAAACCATGTACGAAAAGAAAAACCATC